TCCGCCGATGTATGTCCCTGCGCCAAGCACGGCTCCGACGCGGGCGGCATTCCAGGTGGCTTGCTTCCACGAGAGGGTCTTTCCCATACCGGCTAAGGTACGAGGGAGCCGCATCAAACCTGCTCCCGCAATCCCGCCGAGGATGGCCCCAGCTACTTTCGAGTCGCCCGCGAGAAGACCGCCCGCCAGCATTCCTGCCCCGACCAGCGCAATCCCTCCGAGCAACTTCGGGTCGGCCTTTCCGTACTGATTAATTCGTCCGGCCTGACTCTTCGTCGGGACTTCGTACCAGCCATGACCGGAAGCATCCGTAACGTGCTTGCCGCCGAGGGACTTGAGATAAGATTCGATGTCGGTCTTGTATCGGTCGTAGATGGACTGGTGACCTTTATCAATCATTACTGCCGTAGAAGTTTCCAGATCTTTTAACATGCGTTCATAGCTAGCTCTTGTCTGGAGTGCGGCATCAATCAGATGTTGTCGTACCTCGTAAGCTGGCATATTCTTGTCTATATCTGCAATCCGAGCACGTAAATTTGCTTCATCTCCACGCTCAAAAGCTAACCACCCCTCCACCTTCGCCACAGTATCTGCGTCGGCGAAACGGACCACATCCCGACCTTCGGCTGCGCTCTTATTAAGCTCCTCCCGGATCAAGCGGCGAGGCCAATGCTTGAGCAGGGGACTGACGCCAGTAGTTATTGGTTGTTCTTTAACCTTAGATTGTAATTCAGCTTGTCTGACATCCGCATTGTAGAAATCATAGTCCTTAAACTTATCCGCCCAACGCTCTGGGGGTATATCCTTTAAAGTGTGCGTACCCTCCTGGATATGATCCCACAAGCGATCCGAGCTAATAACCTGACGTTGAATATCCTCAGGAAGTGATTCATACAACTTGATATACTCACTCTGCGGAGTTTCTGCGGCACGCGTAAGTTTCTTTATTGCGCCACGAAGATCGGTTATTTGGCTCAGCTCCGCTTGCAACTTCGCCTTTGCCTCCGGAGCAAGCTCTTTCAGGTTCTGCGCCAGATCACTCTGCACTTCCACCACATGCTTAACTCCACCTTCCACGAAGCTTCGCGTCCAGCCGAACAAGCGGAAATCGCGGAAGTGGTTTGCATCCGACATTTCCATGTGTTCGGGGAGACGGTAGAGGGTGGTGGTGGGAATAGCTTTTGCATCCCTCCCAAAAGTGTTCTTAATATCTTCTTGTGTCCATCCAGATGCAGTTAACGGTTCAGTCTCCCTCCCAATCCTATCCAGCCCATAATCCGCATACTGCCCCGTCTCCTTCGCCTCCAGCGTATGATCCCCCGTAGCCAAACGGAAATCGCGAACAAGTTCCGCCGCTGGAACCTGTTCACCCTTCGTCTTCAGAATCCCTTCCAGCACATCCTTTTCCGCCTTCGGCACATCGTTCCGACGGAGTTGTTGCTCGATCATCGTCTTCGGGATTTCAGTCCGGTTTTGTGGGAGCCGTTCGAGCGTCTTGAGAGTGTAACGCCCTTGCGCCAGTTCCCCTCCCAACGTCCGAAGAGCTTGCGGGGCTTTCCCCGCCGTCGCAAGTAATGCCCCTCCGAGAGCGAACTCGCCAGCATACTCCTTCGCTTTCTCCGGATAGGCCGCAGCCAGCATTCCTGCGCCCGCTGTCAGACCGAGAGCAGCAAGCAACCGCGGATCGGCTTCACCGTTCTGGAGTCTCCTCTGATTCTCGAAGTTCGCTCGAGCTTGCGCTTCGCCCGGAACCATATCAGTCCCCGCCGGCGTAACACCAAGCTCAACCGTGCCGCGTGGAGTCTCCGGTCCCAGTACCTCTCCTTGCAACACACCCCGCCCGAAGCTTTCCTTCGCGCCCGCTCGTCTTTCCCGAATTGCCTCCATCGCCGCCGCAAGCTCAGGATTCTTATTTGTGGCTACATCCGCAGCCTTCTTACTCGCACCCGTCTGCATCATCTGGTCAGCACGAGTCGCTGCATTCAGTTGCGTATCCCCTGGAAGATCCCGAAACACATTCGGCTGTCGATAGATCTCTTCTCCCGGACTCCGAATCTCGCCGCCAGCTTCCACCCAGTCAGAGAACCGATCCGGGCCAGGAACTTCCGGAACCTCAACCTTTCCGCCCTTCGCCCACTTATTGACCGCACCATAGCCACCCGTGACTCCCTTAAGCAGAGGAATCATTGCCGCCCCAATTGTAGCTTGTGCGCCGACTTCTCCCCAGTTCACATCCTCTTTCTGTGCGGCCTGATTAATTGCAGACATACTGCCCATAACAGCAGCACCTTCCCCCATCGCCGCACCAGTAACGGCAACCGCACGAGCGGCACGCCCGAGTTTCGCCATCTCGGCCATTCGTCCGGCCATTGCAACTGTCTTCAAAGCACCAAGACCCAGTAGTTCGGGATTGTAAGCCAATCCTTTCGCTAGTTCTGCCACGGCCGTTAAAGGTTTTTCTCCGAAGAATTTGACAGCCTCTTTTCCAGCTTCGATATAACCCAACTCCGGCTGCGTAATCGGGAATTTCAAATCACCTTCCGTCTTCTCTCCTGTAAGTTTCTTCCGAAGAAGCATCCCCGCATTAACAGAGACATTGTCTCGAAGATATTCATCGAACCCAAAATTCCCAAGACTCTCCTTCGCCGTTTCCCAGTCGCTCTTCTCCTTCGGTGGTTCCTTCTGCATCGGCCCCCCTATTGCCTCCTCAAACGAGAACGCCCCAGTATCTCCTCCACCTGCTGCAACCGCGCTCGGAACTTGTGCATCTTCGAAGGTAAAAGTTTCCATTATTTCAGACTCTCAAAATGATCGCCCTTCCACAAGGCGGGACCGCGGGAGGTTTGATAGATCTGGCCGAGGACAAGACTTTCCTTGGATTGGGGGAGCGGGGAGATTGCAGACTTACCGGCAGGTCCCGAAGCACCACCAGCACTCTCGCGAGTAGTTCGAGCTTCCGGCGCCATAGGAGTTCGCGGAGCCATGCTACCAGAATCCCGCTCAACACTTCGGAAGGGATTCCAGGAACCGCCGGAAGACTTAATCTCCCCGAGAACACTCTGGCGGGCGAGTCGCAAAGCTTCTTCCTTCGAGATTGCCTGATCCGGTTCAAGATGATTAATACTATCTGCATACAACTTCTGCGCGCGAAGTCTTACATCCCGCGCCGCCTCGGTCTTGAGCCCCGGTTGCAGCTTCTTAAAGTTTCCGTCTTCATCCAGCGACTCCAGTGTAGAAACTTCCGAGAGTGCATCCTTTTCTCCCTTCAAACTAAGCTCGCTCGCCGATTTAACTGCGGCCGCCTTCCCGCGCAGTTCCAGTCCATCCCGAAGTCTAGCTTCTCGTGCGGCCTCATACTGCTCCTTCGACCGATCTCTCTTTTCCCGCTCTTGTTGCTGCGCCTCCTGATTCCGCTCTCGGGCAGCCGTAATCTCCAGTTGCTTCTGCTGCAACCCAGTCGCCCCCATCATCGACTGCTTTTCAATCCACTTTTCAGTCTCCGGACCCCACACCTGATACTTTGTCGGAATGACTTTCCCCGCTTTCGCCATATCCCCAATGAACGCAGTCAAAGAATCCTGGTCAAACACATTCGCGGCGCGCCCGGCAAGCAATTTATCCTGCTGCAACCCCACATTCGCTTGTTCCAGCGCCGCATTCTGTACCCGCAACCGCAACTCGTCCGCCTGCTTCAGCATTTGCAATCCAAGCTTCGGGTCACTCTGCATGATCTCAGAGCCGGCTTGTTGATACTGCTGAGCCAGTCGATTATTCATACCCAGAGTATCCATCGTATTCTGATCATCCGCCCGCGCACGAAACACCCGTGCAAGCGTATCACGCTCCTGCCTGTTATCGTAAGCTGCTTGTTGTCGATCCTGTATATCAAGATCGAACTTCTGTTTCCTCTGATCCATATCCTGCAGACCAGAGAGAAATTGCAGCCCGCCGATGTAACCTTCCATAAATCCAGCCATGATCTACCTCTTAATAGTAACCGGACATTCCGGCGTAGATGGAAGATGTGGCTCCGGATTCCGTCGGGCCGACTGAAGTGAAGTTCCCCCCAACCTGATTCCCCCAGGCATCATATCCGTTCGTTCCCACTCCACGACTTCCGATCATTTCCTTAAAGGCGGCATCACGATTATCTGCAGTTCTGTTATTGTAATTCTGTTGATCTTGCAGCATCGCGGTTCTTTGGGCTTGCGTGCTAGCATTACTCGCCATTTCATCCCGGCGCACAGCCAGATTCCCCACATCATTCACGGCCTTCTGTCCGAGCTGCGCATACCCCAGTCCAAGTTGCGCCGCGTTATTATTCGCGCGCTCAGCAAGTGTCGAGTAGTTATAATTCGTGTTTTGTGAATTCGCTTGCATTCCCGAGGTCATCCCAGCAAGTTCCGCCAGTCGATTATAGCTCGATTGGAAAGCACTTTCGGAAGCCCCCATCGCACTCAGTGTACGATTGAACTGCGCTCCATATTCCTGGCTCGCTGCACCTTGCCCATACTGCTGCAACTCAATCGCGGCATTTCCGGAGTTCAACATCCCCTTCGCCGCAACACTCCGCTCAACAGCCTTCTGTCCCTGATCAAACCTCCATTGATAGCTCGGATCGTTCGTGGAGAACTGACCCTGCATCAAAGTCTTCAACTGATCCGCATACCCATTGCTCGGATCTTTTTGCATCTGGGCATTCAGCTGTGGTACATACTGTTGGTTCAGAGTTTCCTGCGGAGTCGGCGTCCGAGCGATCGGAGCTGCTGCAACGGGCTGTGCTACAACCGGCTGGGTTGCAACGGAAGTCCCTGGATAAGCACTCGATGAATTCCGTGTGTTATACTTCGCCAGATAATCTGCAGTCTCCGTATAGGGTGTAGATCCTGCATGCATGGAAAATTGAATCGCGCCTTGTGCAGCAGACATGTCAGTAAACTCCCTTTTCAACGATCAGATCCAGTCCCTCTGTTCTCAACGGGGCTGCATCAATATGCCTGAATTCAAATGACCTTCTATACGATGCACCTAAACGTCTTGCGCGGGGGGCGGCAAGCTCCATATGCAACGGAAGGAATGTGGACCATGTAGTATAGTCATCATCGGAGTATCTGATATAACCAGTTCCTCCATCTTTATTTGCGATCAACGTGACTTCGGAATGAAACTTCCGGTCAGGAACCTGCCCGTCGATCAGAGCTGTCACGATCCTTACTGCGATTGGGGTAGTAGTTGGCATGGGGATTCCTTACGCTCCGCCGGAAACAGCATCCGGGATCTCGTCAGTAGTATTTGTCATAGAAATTTCAAGAGGAACTCCATAATTATAATCCTGGACCAGATCGAGACTTCCAAAACCAGAATAGAAGACTCCCGAGAAAAACGTTTCAGAAAAAAGACGCGCCTCAATGGGTCCTGCAATTGCTCCTATGTCAACGGTTGTAATTGCCTGCTCTCCAACGTAAAACATCAGCGTATCTACATCCACCACAATTACAAAGTGTCGTGCGTTGTAAGCTGCATTATCCGCCTTACGAATTTCAATCACGGATCCTGAGGAAACCCCATGATTAACATCAGTCATGAAGGCCCATTGCTGCTCGTATCGAATACTAATAGCCATTTAGTCCCCCGCCAAAGTCTCTGCCCACAACCCAGGAATCTCGCTTGTCCATTCGTGCCAGATGTTTGTAATCGTGTCGTAAACAAGAGTTATCTCGGAAGTCTTCAAAGTCAACACATACATCGGATGTCCGTTGATCCTGATGAAGTACGCCCACACTTCCGCTAAATCATCCCCCGAAATAATCCGGTCAACGAAGGGAGTTGAAATCCGTTCCGGAACAGTTCCGTTAAACCGATAGATAGCTCGCCCATGTTCCTTCATAACTCCCATGAAGTACATAGTGTTTTCTGTTTCTGCAATCGAATCGGCGGATGCACAACCAATCAAGGCGATCGCATTTGTAACTGGGGCGAGTGGGGATCCATACGGGTTCCCGGCGTCGTAAAAGAACTCCGTCGTGTATTGTCCGAACGCTACAATATAGTTAATCATCCGCCGGATAGCTACACCTGCATCTGGCATCGAGCCTGCTCGAATCACATTCAACCCAGACCACGTGAGAGGATCTTCCAATTCCGAACCATAGATATATCCTGTTGGCGTCATGACATAGTAAGTTCCATCAAGATATGCCGCCCCTGGAACTGTCTCCTCCGGGTAGTCCACATCAGTCACTTGTGTCTTAGCCATATCGTAAACACGATAGGCGTGAAATTTGGACTTCAGGAAAAAACTTCTGATATTATTTGTATCAGGCATCTGAACAAAAAAGAAGTGAGGGGTACTTCCACCAGCTACAGCTGACTTTGCTGCTGTTCCACGACTCCCCGATCCTTGATCCGTAGCCCGACAATAATACAACACACCTTTAGTTACAAAGTAAATATCGTTCCCGTTCTGATACAACCCCTGTGCTTTCCCTGTCGGAACAGTCGAGATTGTATAGCTTACACCATTATTCGGCGGGTAAAAATCCAGCACGCTCGTTCCCGGCCTCTTCACCGCGAACGTCTGCCCGGAAGCACCCTGCTCGGAAAACGCATTAACGCTCATTTCGTCTTGCGTTCTTGTCGTATCACGAGGTCCGTAGTTAACTGCCAGTGGGAGTCTCACGCTTACCTCCCGGAAGGATCAATGGAGAAGTACACACTGGCTTCATCCACTGAGAAGTCGAAACAATCTTCCAGGAACTTCGCAGCTTTCGCAGCAACCTCGCCTCTCACATCCGGCGGGCAACCATACTCCAGAGACAGCTCATCTGCCAGTCCCCACTTGATTGCCTGGAACCATTCTTGTGGAAGATCAAAATTATCTGTCGAAGTCACCATGTCTTGGATAGGAGTCTGAATGATCCCATGGAACTCTCGTAGATTATCTTCGGGGACATTGTAGATAGTCAGAATTCCCGTCCCCAATTTCGGATCATACCAGTATTGATTCGATAACCCGGGTTGAAACTTATTCCCGAACTGATTGTAATCTTGGCGAGCGACTTGGATCAGCGGAGTATCCTGATTCGTGCTTGTAATCCGAATCCACGCATCACGAAAGCGAACTGGGCGGTGCCCGTAGATACCAAGCAAATTAAATTGGATACTTGAGTTGGCTAAATCTGTTCCGGTAAAATCGACGTTCGGTGAACTGTACCCTACACCCGAAATAGCTACTTCCATAGTCCCGATAAGACTTCCACCAGAAATTTCGTAGGTAACATATCCGGATACATCGAGATTAAAAGAATCCTTTACTAAACTTGTATAAACCCCATCAGTTCCACCTACCCCCACATCAATAATGGTAATACCCTCAGTTACAAGTCCCCCACCTTCCAACCCCAGAGGATACTCCCGTTCCCCCGATATCAGTGGGAAAGAAATTTCTTCCAGTTTCCATAGTGGAATGCTCTTCTTCTGCCACGATTTCAGCACGATATTGAGGGCTTGATTACAGTTCAAATAGTCTTCGATCGTCGGAACTGCTCCCGCACCAAGCTCTCGAAGCAAGCGAAGCGATGCTTTGATCACATCGTCTCTGGTCAGGGTGAAAGTTGAAATACCCGAGAGTGCCATACTAAACTCCTAAAGGATTCGGGGGGAGGGGAAGAGTCTCAGCTTCCCCCACAAAAACAGGATCTACTGCTGGACGGTTAAGTTTAACAGTCTGATCATCCCGCACGGCCCGGACAAAATCCTGCGGATGGCGGGGTTCCCAGTGATCTGAACATACGTAGAAGCCATCCCAGGTTTTTTTCAACGACGAGGCTTTCTTTTTTCTTCCGCAGTAATCGCAAATAGCGTTGTTATCGCCTGCTGCATAATAGGTTGATCCCATTACAAAGCCTCCCCAGTCAATGATATTACGAGTTTGTCAGACACAGGTTTAATCCAATTCTTTGTTACTAGATCATACTTGACGCCATAATAGTCTAACGTACCTGTATATTCAGTTCCTGTGGGTCCGTACTGAACACCTAGAAGAACCGTGTGTGCGGGAGGCCAGACTAATCCACCAAGACCAGCATACGTAATTACTACTGATGTACCAACTAAATTGTACTGCCCGCCAGTTGCCGAAAGCTTTCTATTCCGGGAGAGTGTGCAAGTTGCCCCGCCGATTGTGTAAGTTCCGCCGGTCGCGTTAAGATACTTTGAGCGGGTGATAACAACAGCTCCGCCCGAGATACTATAACTTCCACCACTCGCTTGAATATACTTTGTTCGAAGGATAGTTGCAGATTGCCCAGTCAGTCCATAAGAACCGCCGGAAGCTGTAATTAACTTCGAACGAAGAATACTCGCCGAGGCACCTGTCAGCGTATATGTTCCCCCTTGACAAGTTAGATTATATGCCGGAATCGTTCCAGCATACGTAATTGTTACGGAAGCTCCAACTAATGAATAACTTCCACCAGAAGCTGTAAGATTTCTATTACGGGATATTACTGCGGAAGCCCCTGTCAGAGTATATGATCCCCCAGTTCCTACCAAAAGTCGGGTCTTCAGGATTGAAGCAGAAGCTCCAGTTAAACTATACGTTCCACCTAGTGCCGCTATAAGTTTGGTTCGAAGAAGTGTTGCCGAGGCTCCCGCCAAGGCATACGATCCGCCGGTTGCTACGATCTTTTTACTGCGCGAAATTCCTGCCGAACCTCCCGTAAGTGTGTAAGTTCCCCCGGAGGCTACAACTACTTTAGATCTGTATATATTTGCAGAACCCCCAGTAATCGAATACGACCCTCCCGAGGCCGCAATATTCTTACTCCGAAGTAATACTGCCGAACCACCACCCAGCGAGTACGCTCCACCTTGAGCAGTAAGCAGATAGTTCGTTGCACCAGGAGTCCAGGTTAATACAGCAGAAGTCCCTGTCAGTGTATAAACACCACCTGTTGCGATAAGCTTCCTGTTCCTGGATACTACAGCATTTGCCCCAGTTAAAGTATAAGCTCCTCCGGAAGCAACAATACGCTTGGAACGTTGAAGTACCGCACTAGCTCCTGTGAGACTATATGCTCCACCCTGAGCAGTCATCACACGGCCCTTGACCATGTTGATGTTTGCTCCAGTCAGAGTATAGCTACCACCTGTTGAAACAATTACTTTAGACTTCTTGAGAATCGCGGAAGCGCCAGTCAAGGAATAGGCACCACCAGTAGAAACAATTTTCTTAGATCGCAGGACAGATGCTGATGCTCCGGTTAAAGAGTACGCTCCGCCTGTTGCCGTTAGGGTATATGTTGATCCAGTAGCCGAGGCTTTTTTAAGAGCAAGGACATGTGTAATTCTGTTAGAATTTTTGGTGTCAGTGAATGTGGCTGTTTGTGTTCCTGTGGAAGATACAAATTTCCACTCACCAGCAAGAATCTGATTAGTTCCTATCAGAGTATAACCAGTTCCAGCAGCCATAGTACCGCTACCAGGATCAGAATTACCTGTATCTTGCGTAAAACCGAGAACCAAATCTGAGGCTTGCGTGGTTGTTGCAGAGGCTCCCGAAGAGATACTATCTGTGCTTGTACCTACAGAACCCTGATACTGAGCCGTATGTGCATCTTCAGCAGAGGCAGTAACAATACCCGAAATTTCATAAACTCTCAGTCTCCTAAAGGGGCAGGAAACATCAAATGTAATTGTAATTGTCTGACTACCACCAGAAACATTTTCTCTATAGTATACACTACCAGATTGAGAATTACCAATATCTGTTGCATTCGACGATGCAGTGAGACCATTACCACCGACTGTAGCATTAGAGATTACAGCACCAGTACTAGTACCCCAACCTACATGTGCTACTATACAACTACCAGCCGTAACTCCCGTAAGCGTAACTGCTATTGTTGTACTACTAGTACCAGAATCATCTACGGCATAACCCGACTGAATAATTGGGTTAAGTGGGGTATAGGTAATCCCTGCCGAAGCACCAGTTAAATTATATACTCCCCCCTGTGCGGTGAGCACATAATTAGCTACCTCATTATGAGGAAGGAGTAATAATAATGACATGGATTATTCAACCGTGATGGTGATTTCCCACCCTGTATTACCAGCAGACGAACTTGTTACTTGAACGCACTTGAGACCTTGGTTCTGACGAAGCAGGATACCATGTTGATTTCCTCCTACAAGACCCCCGGTAATAGATTGCGGTACAAGTTCCAGTCCGCCTCGAGAGGCAACCTGAATAGTTGCCGTATTTGTTTCTTCCGAACTGAGTGAATAGTTCTTGAGGGAACTACCTGAAGTTGTTGCCCCACCAGTAGGCTTGGAACGGCAAGTGATGTCTGCATCAAGAGAGGTCTGCGACAGGTCAGGCAGCCAAGCTGTCTGTGCAGTTCCACCAGTACCTACAGCAGAAGTCCTAAACAACTGCCAGTCAAACACAACACCAGTAACTGCGGTGGTAATATTGGGAATTTGCTTGATGGATACAATCCGAACTAGCCGCGCAGCGTCGGCGTTGAAAATATCCCAGTGAATAGTGTTTGCCGACGCAACGTGAACCTGAGAAGCAATCGCATAGATGTAGGTATCTTTGCTGCCGAGGATGTGCCCACCTTCATCAGCCACACATACAACTTGATATTCCTTGCTATTGGCAAGTTGAGTTGCGACTGTAGCTCCAGATCCTGGAGTTACCAGGATGGAATCATTTGCTTGTGCCATAGCACCTCCTTATTAGGTAATCTTGAAGACACCCACGGAGGCGGTCTGATCCAAGTCAACAGTTACAGTTTCACCGGCAGCAACAGCTTGGCTGGAACCATAATCCCAGTAAGCAACGTTCGTTCCATTTGCGCCTTGAGTAATGGTCTTGTTTACCAAGATAGCGTATCGGAAGGTAAAGCCACCACCCGATCCTGTCCAGACAGCAGGATCTGCCAGTACAAGGACAAAATCAGATCCGCTCATACTGGAGCTAGTAGTACTGACGTTATTCCCCCCGGCGGTGTAACCTCCCGATGTGGCAAGGTCCGTTGTCCCTGTGGTAAACGTTTTCGAACCCGGCACAGTATTGGTCAGAGCGATCGCCCATTGGTCAGTTCCACAGTTAACGCCTTCCGCCAGATCTTCGTTCGCGGAGGTAATTTTTACATAAGATGCAGTCGGCATTTTGATTCCTTAATAAGTTAAACTTGCACGGTTATCCCAAATATGCTTGAAGTGAGAATCCCCTTCAGCATACCTTAAAACAATTCCAGAGGTTGTATCCAAACGACGAAGTCTCCAGGCGGCGGCTGAGGTTGGGGTTCCTGACTGTGCCTCTCCGAAATAACTAATAGTTGCACTCGCCGTATCCCAGATGAAGTCAAACTGGAGATCAGAAAATTGTTCAGATACAACACCCATTTTAATTCAACGCCTGACGAAGTTTTTCGGCACGAGCGTTTAGATCGGCAGTAGCCAGATCGAGATGACCTGTACGGGCGACTATATCAGCCTCCCGGATAACGATCAGATCTTCTCGCTTGTCCAGATCCTTCAGCTTGGCTTTGGCTTGCTTGGTGGCTTCCTTTGCTGCGCTCAGTTCATCAACCAAGGCGGAGTCTTTCTCAGCCAACTCAGCCAAACGTCCATTCAACTCACCGAGTTTTCCCGTAGCCACTCGCTCAGCTTCCGCTTTTACAGCTTCCGCTGCAAGTTTTGCCTGCTCAAGTTCTTCCGCAGCCTCCAGATGCATCGACTGAATCTCCCCGATCTTTCCGGTTAATTCAATCAGAACTTGAAGACGATCTTGTTCGGCCTTCAAATCCACAAGGGCTTTTTTATACTTGTCCGGATTTGCTACCAGATCAAGAAATTGTTCGATCGCACTGATGTCCATTATGCACCACCTTGGATGATCGTGAGGGTTGCAGTTCCGGTTCCAGAATTGTTCGTGATCCGAACTCCTCGAACCGGAAACGAGTAATTCCCATCAGCACTAGCAGTTTTGTTCACCAGCGTAGAATGCTTGAAAGCTGTGGGGGTAACGGAAGCATCTTGGATGTCGTCAAAAGTATGCTCCACATCCGCGGAAAGAGTTCCAGTAATAACTAGACCAAGTCCGACAAAGAAATCCGCTTGGACATAATCCAGTGGAATCCAGTTCGACGATCCGGTTGCCGTTTTTGATACTACGATGGGCCGCATTGCGATCTCCTAGTTAGGGGACCGAAGTCCCCGTGGTTGTCTTAGACGCGACCGGCAATTTCGCACGCGCAGGTCAGATAGTCCACATTGAGCGGACCGGCTGCCGTACCGATAGCGAAGGCGGGATTGAGCTGGATAGTGCTGAGGGGGAGATTCACCAGCGTACCGAGATTCCCGTTGGCTCCGAACGTACCAACACATACTCCGCCGTAGTAAACGTACAGAGTAGGATTGCCACGACCGTCGTAGTAGAACCCGAGGGAAGTCCTGGCGCTGTTGACCGCGACAGCAGGAGAGGGGAGTGTGACGGTGGTGGTACTGGCGGCTGCGGCCTTGATCACGATCTGCCAGGCAGTGCCAGCTGCGGCCTTCGTGAAATACACACCATCAGTTGTGGAAGCAATTGTGCCCTTGATGACCCCGACTACATAGTTCGGAGCCGACGTATCGGCCGGAAGGACCAGACCAGCCTCGAACCAGAACTGCAGTCCATTGGCACTCGACGTTGCGGGCCTGAAACTGAATGCTCCGCCGGTCAGGACGTTGGACTGAGTACCGGACGTACCCCAAGTGAGCGCCATTGCGCCGCCGAGAACGCTTGTCGAAAGGGCTGTACCTGAACCAGCACCACCTGCAACCACGGTCCAGTCACCTGCAGCGTACTGGAAGAAATCGTTTTGGTAGATCACGAGATTGTTGTGGTCGGGAACAGGCAAATTCCCGGTGGGACTGTTGATCCTGTTATTCGTGACACCGTTGAGAAAGCGAGTGGGATTACCCATTTGAAACTCCTTACGTTAATTGATTAACGAGTCGAAGGTGACTCGTAAGGGTGAACACGATACGACGGGGTAACGCGATCACGCTACCCCGCCTACCTTACTTACGGACCATTCGATCCATAGACTGCTCGTGGATCAACGGCACCAGCCGAGTAACGCTCATAGCCCAGGGCCAGTGCGTTCTTCGTGCTGAAGTCGTTGTCCTGCTCGAACGTAATGGCTTCGCGCTCGAGGAACAACATGCCCTTGCCCGTCTCGACATTTGTCCGAACAAACCAGGCTTGCGGGGCGGTGAAATAATGGTTCAGCTTGATCCCCATCGGAAGGGCATTGGTCGCGTTGATGACGTTGATGTCATTGTTAGCGTTGCCCGTCTGGTAGGTCGACTTCAGGATGCGGTTGGCATTGAACCAGTTCGCCGGAGCCACATGCAGACTCTTGGGCATCAAGTTGATCAGCATACCGCGATCGTCAGTTGCTTGCATGATCTGGATCAGCATGTCTTCGAGAGCCGCTTCGCTCAGGTCAGCATCGACGGTGAGTTTGTTCGAGAAGGTGCCGCCCGAAGTGTTCGGATGGTCCGTCGCGCACAGAGCCTTGCCGTCCGCACCGAGGTAGGAACCGGAGAAGGCGCGATTGTAGATGTTCGCGCAAACCCGTTCTTTGGTCTGCCTGAAAGCCCGTGCATTGCTCGACGCGCGAGTTTTGCTGACTTCCATGTACAGGTTGTCCTTCAGCTCTTCGTGCGTGACGATGTAGCCGAGGGCATAAGCCACATGCACGAAGCGGGTCGTCGGACCTTGGGTTTCCGAATCATACTCGGCAGCCTTGCCTTGCGGCTTGACCGGAGCGAGACCGAAGCCCGTGATCTGGACGAACTCTTCGTACGCCTTGTCCGAGGTATCGGTATCGAACAGATCCGTATACTCGGTTACATGGTCCTGGTAAGTACGGCCCCAGAAACCCTTCACCCCCGGCCACAGTGCCTTGGGGTGGTTGCTAGTCATAATGACGCCAGCCATGATTTACTCCTTAGACGCCAGCGGTGTTCGGACCGCCAAGCTCGTGTTGGTTGAAGATGACGTAGACCTTGGCATACGTACCCGGAGAGGTCAGGTCGTTGTCCGGACGATTCGGGGCGCCGATGATCTTGAGGGGAAGAGCTTGCGTCGTGTTGGCCGCGGAGCCCTGGGCATAGCTGAGGGAATTGAAGATCGGGGCCGACGGAGCTGCGCCAACGTACAATGGGCAGTTTTTGTTGAACGCCGTTGCCGCGATCGTATCAGCTTGTGCTTCGAACACAGTCGTCGGATCGTCGCAGACCCATACGAAGTAGGCCTTGGTCTTGGTGGCCGGGATCTGGGTGATTCCGAGACCATCGGGATCAGCCCCGAGCGGGGCGGCTGCATACGCATTGCCAGCGTTCGTACCGAAGCCAACGATGACGCCGCGGCTATTGCCAGACGTAGTAGCTGCGCCGCGAGTACCGACGAGAACAACAGAGGAAGCGCCCGAGACAACATCACCGCCTGCGAGGGAAGCAACAACATCCCCCACGTTGTAAGCGTTGGTATCAGTCGACGGAATGTAGTACAGCGTAGCCGCACCATTCCACGGGGCGCCATTCAGACTACGTACGGGACGCAGACCGAAGGGGGCGGAAGTGTTTGCCATAATTGGCTCCTTAGGATTGGGTTATATTGATCTTGGAGTAACGGTTCTCCCCGGCTTTTTCTTCCAGGGTTCCGCGCTTGATCGCCGAATCGAATCGGTCGACTTCACTCTGAATCAGTTGCTGGTCCTCGGCGTAGAACTCATTCTCGATCTTCATGAGATAAGCGTACATCGCAGAACCATCTTCATTCTTCCCGACAAGACGCTTTACTTGACTACCGTCTTCCGGTGCTTGAACTTCCTTAGGCTCGACGAAGGTATAACCACCGCGTTGGGCCTCCTGGATGCGGCCAGCTACGTCATTCACCCAATGAGTATGATACCCAGGTATCTCCATCGGGACAGACAGCTTGGTTCTAGCGACGCCGAACGGGATTCTCGATCCACGCTTCGGTCGGTCTGCCTGTGTGCGAACCAGGGGAGTTGTCGAATTCTCTTGTGTCATCATCATTCTCCGAAGTAATCGCGAACGTATGCTTCGCGAGAAGGGATTAGTTTTTGCTTCACAAACTTGTCACATGCTTTCTTCGCGTCGTCGGGAAGGTCTGCATATGTCTTACCTGTGCTATTCTGTCGGGTATCACTACTACTTCCCACAGCATTCGGGCGTCTGCTGCCTTCACTGCGGAAATGCTCTGGAAAATCCTCCATTACCCGACTCTTTACTGTATCGAGGAAATCGCGGCCGGTCAGATTAGGTTGTTCGGATCTCACTATATCTGCATAGCCATTCGTGATGGCACGCAGTTTTGGGTTCGAAGTAAACCATTTGTTCTCACCTACCCACTCAGTCCAGATGGGATCAGGTTGATCGGGTTGAGGTTGGGGTTGACCTTGGAACTGCGGCACCTTCGGGGCGTCTCCAAGTTTTTCCAGCCGCTCTTCAATCTCGACAACAAGTTCTCCATCATTATCTCGCAGGGCAGCTTTGCGAGCATCCTGCAATTCTTTTCTTGCGCGCTCGAATGCGCGGGTTTCCGTCTCTTGGTGAAATTTCGCAAACTCAGTGATGGTTTGCTGCATCTCAGCGAGAGTACGATCTCTCTTGGTAAGCTCGTTGCGGAGCTTGTCGAGGTCTTTCCGAAGGAATCCGTTGATGCGTTTTCCCTCTTCAAGGAACTCGTCTGCAGGTTTCCAACGTTCGGGAGGACCATCGAACTCTTCAGCGGGACGCCAGCCGAATAGACGGGCTTCCTTTTCCGCTTCTGAGGGGGCAGTCAAACCAGACTCTTGTTCTCCCACACCATCCAGGATTTCTTGCGTCATGACTTTTCTCCTTCCAGGACGCCTTTAACGTCCAGATCATTTATCAGACGGTACATCTTTCCGTCCGATCCTTTTCTCTCGGTGCCAGAGTAACGTGCGAACACTACTCGATCACCGACTTGACACCACGGTTCCTTCTGGTCAGCGTATGCCGTATTGCCGAGGGAGATAACGGTTGCTTCCGTCTGCCCCATCTCTTCGCGGCGTGTCTGCGAACCAGTCGTAACGATGATACCACCCTTCGAGACTTCCTCGACCTCCAGCGGAAGTACCAGAAGCACATGACCAACAGGACGAATTCCCGCGCTCATAACTTGGACTCCAGATCAGCCAGATCGAGATCCAGCAGCAATGCAAACGCTTGCCCGCGACCGATAGCTTCAGAGTTCATCTGGAGTGTCTCGTATGGTCCGGGACCAGTGAATGCGCCATTAACCCAGTCCAATTGGAGCTCCGTTACTTTGCTCTGCAGGTAGTCCAATACCGCCTGTGTTACTGGGTGGGTTCGCCAATTGTTGAAGTCCTCCTGTGAGGGCAGCGGTGTCTTTACTTGGGATTCCATTGTCCATCTCCTGTCTCATCTTGATGCCATCAAGGATTATCTTGGCTGACTTCAGCAAACCTTCCTGGTGTGCTTTGGCAGCCCCTATCTGAGCGTTGAGAAGGGCGATGGCGTGACCATTCTCTTCGCTCTTTGCTTCGGCGAGTAGCTTGATTGCACTCGCTCGGAGTTCTTGAATCTTGGCCTGGTTCAACTCGACCTCGCCAAGGAGTTCCATGGCGGCCAACTTCATCGTCATGTTGTCCTTGTTGATTTGTGTCTGGGCTTTGAGCTGGGCAACTTGAAGTTGGAGTGGAATCGGGGCAGGAACCTTCTCGGGACCAGGGAATACTTCCTCGATGTCGGTGATTTGAAGAGCGCGGAGGAATCTCCG